ATAAGTAACATTATGATTCTAGGCGTTACAGGATTGATAGGCTCCGGTAAAGATACTATCGCAGATTATTTGGTTACAAGTCATGGCTTCAAGCGAGTTTCATTCGCAGCCAGTCTTAAAGATGCAGCCTCAGCAGTGTTCGGATGGGACAGAGAAATGCTAGAGGGTACAACTAAAGCTAGTAGAGCATGGCGTGAAGAAGTTGACACTTGGTGGTCAGAACGACTTGCGATGCCACAGCTAACACCAAGATGGGTACTTCAAAACTGGGGTACAGAATTATTCAGAAATCATTTCCATACTGATATCTGGGTAGCAAGCGTAGAGAACAAACTACGACAAGCTAAGGATGATATCGTTATTACCGACTGTCGGTTCGCTAATGAAGTCAATGCTATCAAGAATGCAGGTGGCATAACTTGTAGAGTGTTCAGGGGTGAGAATCCTATCTGGTATCAAGCAGCTATTGATTATAACCGTGGTCCAAATGGTAATGCAGGATGGTCATTGGGTAAGCGTAAATTAGATAAGCACAATGTCCATGCTAGTGAATACAGTTCAGTTGGATTGAAGTACGACCACTATCTACAGAATGACGGTACGATTATGGACTTGCACGAGCAAGTTAATCAACTTCTAAGTCACCCCGACGCCAATTAACTTCTTTCTTTTTAACTACTTCAACGCAGTTAAGACAGATAGACCGTAGATTAGTCAATTCTACATTCTCTAGTTTTCCGTCAATGTGAAACACTGTGATTTGACTAGCTAACAAACTTTTAAAGCCACATAAATCGCATGTGGCTTTTTTCTTATATCCTGCTTTTTGCCAACTTGGTTTGTAGGGTTTTTTCTTTTGTTTTTTGCGACCACAATCATCACATATACTACGGTAGTATGTTTTACCATTGCGTATGTAGTTCACAGCACAGTAATTCTTGTTACATTCTTTGCAGATAGGTCTCATCACATATTTAGTAAACTAGCCTTTAAAGGTACGCTAAATAGGCGTTTTTATAAATTTTCGCTAAATATTAATACGAACTAGGGCGTTAACCCTCACAATCATAACATAAAGGAAAACAATATGGCATTAAGTTCACCAGGCGTACAAGTAACGATCATTGACCAAAGTCAATATTTACCAGCAGCCTCATCATCAGTACCGTTTGTAATTCTTGCTACAGCAGAAAACAAAGTAAATGCAGCAGGAACTGGAGTTGCAGCCGCAACTACAGCGGCAAACGCAAATAAATTATATCAAGTAACAAGTCAGCGTGACCTAGTTAATTTATTCGGAAATCCATTCTTCTACAAGACTACAAATGGAACAAGTATTCACGGATATGAATTAAATGAATATGGCTTGTTGGCAGCTTACTCACTATTGGGTACAACAAACCGTGCATTCATTTTACGTGCCGACATTGACTTAGCAGGTTTAGTAGGTCAATTATCTCGTCCAGTTGGCGCTCCAGCTAACAATACATACTGGTTAGACACAACTAACACACTATGGGGTATCTACGAATTTAATGCTACTACAGGTACTTTCACTAATAAATTACCAATCGTTATTTCAGATACAACAGATGTATCAGCTAACTTCCCAAAGAATAGTATCGGAAATATCGGTGACTATGCAGTAATCGCATATGAAATCGAAGGTTCTGATGCTACGAAGGGTACTTATTTCTACAAGACTGCAAGCAATACTTGGGTTAAGTTAGGCGGAAGTGATTGGCAAAATGCTATCCCTACTATCAAGGGTACTATTTCTTCCCCAACCGGTTTAGTAGAGGATACTACATTCAACATTCAAATCAACGGTGGAACACCATACATTGTTAGAGTTCCAGCACAAGAGACAGTAGCAAGCGTGGCTAACGTTATTAATACAGCATTAGAAGTTGCAACATTAGACACTGACGGTGTTACTGCAACTACAGTAGCTATCGGTTCAGTTGCAGGCTTGTCAGCAGATGTTGTTGACGGAGCATTGTGCATTTACTTAGATAGTTCAATGTATGATGCTACTAATAGCAACTTGGCTATTACTACTGGTGAGTTCCCATCAGCTCCGGCAAATCCATTGAATGTTTTAGGTATCACAACTGGTGTTAAGTATAACCCAGAAGTTTCATTTGGTACAAGTGCTCAAATGCCATTATGGACTTCAAGTCAACAATATCCACACCCAACAGGTTCTGTATGGATCAAAACAAGTTCAGCAGGAACAGGATTAGATTTAGTATTGAATAACTATTCAACATCTACTGCTTCTTGGGGTGCTGTTGATGTTCCTAAGTACATTAACGATGCTACTGCTACTAACACATTGGACAGTTCTGGTGGTAAATCAATTCCACAAGGAACAGTCTATGCTCAGTATAGCAATGAATCAGCTTCACCAAACACAGTGCTAAAATACTGGGAGCGTGTAGCTGTTGGTCCAACAGTCGTAACAGGTACAGTTACAAACCCAACAGTTCCTACACTAGCAACTATGAGTGTAATGGTTTCTGTTCCAGGTTCTTCTACAATGTCTAGCATTTACACATTCTCAACAAGTGGCACAACTGCAACAACATTCGTAACTAATTGGCAAAGTGCTAATATTCCCTACACAACAGCAAGTGTAACAACTGATGGTGCAGTTCAATTGACTCACACCTTAGGTGGTCAAATTGCAATCTCTGATATCGATGAGCAAGGCGATAGCGCTGGCGTATTAGAAGCATTAGGATTTGATAGAGATAGCACAGCTGGTGTAAAATTTGGCAGCTATATCGAAATCACAGAATCATTGAACCCAACATCAACTACAAGTGCTGATGGTGATATCACAGATTTGTTAGTAACTATCTCTGCTATCAACTCAGATTACATAGTGAACTCATTCAGTGCAGGTTTAAGCACTAAAGGTTTCGCAGTAGGTGATTTAATCACTTTCGCTGGTACTAACTTTGGTGGCACAAGCCCAGCAAATGATTTAGTATTGAAAGTTGCTGATGTTGATTCAATTTACGATGCTGATGACAATCCAGATGGTGGCGTACCAACAGCGTTGATTTACAATTCAGGTACTTCTGTCGCATTACAATGGACTCAATTATCTAATTGGGTAGAGTTAACATACATTGCTAACGAAGGTGCTCCAGCAACATTACCAGCTAATGGTACAAACTGGTTCTACTCTACAGCTACTCAAGTTGACATTATGGTTAACAAGAATGGTGTATGGAAAGGTTATGGTAATGTAGCATTTGATAGTACAGGTCATCCTTCAAATTCAGGATCTCCTTCAACTAACTCATCAGGTCCTATCTTATCAACAACATCACCAACAACACAAACTGACGGTACTGCTTTAGAGTACGGTGATTTATGGTTGAACACAGGTGATTTAGAAAATTATCCAGTAATCAGTCGTTGGCAAGATGTTGAGGGTGTACCTCAATGGGTCTTGATTGACAATGCAGACCAGACTACACAAAACGGTATCTTGTTTGCTGATGCTCGTTGGGGAACAAGTGGTAGTGTAGATCCAGTAAGTGATCCATTGTCAACTATCGCATCATTGTTAACCAGTGATTATTTAGATTTAGATGCTCCTAATCCAGCACTATATCCACAGGGTATGTTGTTATTCAACACACGCCGTTCAGGTTATAATGTAAAGACATTTACTACAAATTACTTTACAAGTGCTAAGTATCCAAATGGTTCATTGCCAGACTTCTCATACACATGGGTAAGTTCAAGCGGATTGAAGTCAAATGGTGCAGCTTATATGGGCCGTAAAGCACAACGCAACATGGTTGTTCAAGCAATGAAGTCAGCGATCGGAACTAATCAGACGATCCGTGAAGAAGATACATTCTTCAATTTGATTTCAGCTCCTGGTTATCCTGAGTTGCAACCTGACATGGTTACATTGAACAATGACCGTAACAACACAGCTTACATCATTGGTGACACACCATTACGCTTACCAGATCAAGCTACTAACTTGACTAACTGGGCTACTAACACCGCAGGTGCAGCAGCTACAGGTGAAGACGGTTGGGTAACTCGTGATAGTTATTTAGGTGTATTCTATCCAAGCGGTATTACTACTGATTTGACAGGTGCAGAAGTAGTTGTTCCAGCATCACATATGATGTTGCGTACATTCTTGCGTAATGATACTATTGCTTATCCTTGGTTAGCGGCTGCTGGTACACGCCGTGGTCTAATTGACAATGCTACAAACATTGGTTATTTAGATGCAGCTACAGGTGAGTTTATCACTATCAAGAACCGTATGAGTATTCGTGATGTTCTATATACTAACCAAATCAACCCATTAGCATACTTTACTGGTGTTGGCTTGTTGAACTATGGTAACAAGAACTCATTCGATAGTCAATCTGCATTAGACAGAACTAACGTTGCTCGTCTAATCGCTTACATTCGTGAGCGTGTACAAGTTGCGGCTCGTCCGTTCGTATTCGAACCAAACGATGCATTAACTCGTGGCGAGATTTCAAATGTAATTCAAACATTGTTCATTGACTTAGTTGCGAAGCGTGGTTTATATGACTATCTAGTAGTCTGTGATGAATCTAATAACACTCCTGCTCGTATCGATAGAAACGAGTTGTGGGTTGATATTGCGATTGAGCCAGTTAAGGCTGCTGAATTCATCTATATCCCTGTTCGTATCTTGAACACAGGTGAGTTAAACGGCTAATAATTAATCCCCCGGAAACGGGGGATAATTTAAGATAAATAATATTAAGGAAAATATATGGCAACATTATCACAATCATTGAATAACATGACCGTAGCATCAGATAACTCAACTAATGCTCAAGGTTTGTTAATGCCAAAATTACAATATCGTTTCAGAGCGATTTTTAGTAATTTCGGTACAGGTGGTTCAACAACAGAATTGACAAAGCAAGTTATCGACATTGCAAGACCAAATGTAAGTTTTACTGAAATACCAATTGATATTTACAACAGTAAAATCTATTTGGCAGGTAAGCACGAGTGGACATCAACTACAATTAACTTGAGAGATGATGCACAAAGCAGTGTTACTAAGTTGATTGGACAACAATTACAGAAGCAAATGGACTTTGCTGAACAAGCTAGTGCGGCTGCAGGTATTGATTATAAGTTCCAAATCACTTATCAAGTATTAGATGGTGGTAACGGTGTACTAACTCCTACAGTATTGGAGTCATGGGAATTAGCAGGCTGCTTCATTCAAACAGCTAACTATAACAACATGAACTATGGTACAAATGAACCTGTAACAATTTCATTAACTATCCGTTATGATAACGCATTACAAACTGATGGTAAGGGTGAACCAGGTACATTCGGTGCATTAGGCGCAAGTGTAGGAAGAGCTACTGGTGGAACATCAGTTACTGGTATAGGTCGTTAATAAATGGCTGGATTTTTTCAGGAATTCAGTACTGGCTTTGCAGCTGGCTTCTTTGGAAATGAATACTTGCGTGATTTTACTCACGCAAGTAAAACCTTTAGAACTAACGGATATGCTTATTCTCCGAAGTTCAAGTTTCTCTTCCATGTTTACTTTGATATCAATAAGGACTTCGTTCCTTTAGCATCATCATGGCCTGAGGATCAAAATTTTGGATTAGCTGTAAAAACAGTACAGCTACCAAAATACACCTTCGATTTACACACATTAAATCAGTATAACAGAAAGCGTGTTATACAAACTAAAATAAAGTATGATCCAATCAACATTACTTTGCATGACGATAATGCAAATTTAATTAGAAAACTTTGGTATACATACTACTCTTACTATTTTAAAGACCCAACACAAGCTGAATCAAATGCCAAAGGCTCTTCGAACCCTTTAGGCAACGGTGGCGTAATGTACGATTTAAATCGTAGATCCATATATGATAATAATATTTCCGGTAGTAACGATTGGGGTTACATCGGCGAATCTGGCACAAACGCACAAACTAATTTAGCAAACGCTGTGGGTGCGACAAAAGCTCCTTTCTTTAAAGCTATTAATATCTATGGTTTCAATCAACATAGTTTTGTATTGTATAGATTGATTAATCCTATCATTGAGAGCTGGTCACACGATACATATGACTATGCTCAAGGCAATGGTACAATGGAACATCAAATGTCTATTCAATATGAAACTGTAAAATACTATGAAGGTGGTATTGATGGCAGAACACCAGATCAAATCGTTGAAAAGTTTGGTACTCAAGCACATTACGATAGAACATTAAGTCCAATTACTAGACCTGGCGCAAACGCAACTATCTTAGGTCAAGGTGGTTTAGTTGATGCTGCTGGTGGTATTGTAGATGATTTAGAAAAGGGCGATTATATCGGCGCTATTCAGAAAGCTGGTACTGCTGCTAATACATTTAAGAATCCTCAAAACATTCTTAAAATTGCTAAGGGTGAAGTACTGAGCGGAGCATCAGATTATCTTAGGGGAACACCTAACAGAAATACATTGTTCAACTTCCCTAGCGCACAAGAAACAGCAAATACCGCGAAATCAAAAGCAAATGATTTCCTTAAAGGTATATTTAAATAAATATACAAAGAGGTATAGTAATGGCTAACATAGTTGACGCACCAAGATCCCACTTAGATAAAACTGTCAGGATCTTTGACCAGTTTTATAATTTCGACCTAGTAGTTCAATCTAGTGAATACGATATTGTTTATTCTTATTTTTATGAAGTAAGTAACAGCAAATCTATAGCTAGAAACTTCACTAGCATGTTGTTCAGAATCGCAAATATAACACAAGAGAATGTGTTAGTTCTTTTAGAATCAATTCAAGGCACTACTAAACTTCAAACTACCGCATTGATGGCTTACTATTTGAATAGTATCAAAAGTAAAACAACTATGTACGGCATAAGTTCAGAACCATCTCCCAATCAACCTATTCAACGAAACATAGTACTGTAATGGCAAATTGGGCTAAAGGTATCTACACAGTAAAAAACCCACAAAAGTATGTAGGTAATAAAGCTCCAACATATCGTAGTGGTTGGGAATTTACTTTTATGACATTCTGCGACAACAACGAGAATGTTCTACAATGGGCCAGTGAACCAGTACGAATCCCCTACAGAAATCCATTAACAGGTAAGAATACAAACTATATCCCTGACTTTTTAATTGTTTACAAAAATAAGTACGGCAAACAAATTGCAGAGATGGTTGAAATTAAACCTAAGAAACAAAGTCTTATAGAAAGCAAAGTTGTTAATGCTAGAGATAGGGCTGTTGTAGCAGTCAATCATGCAAAATGGGCAGCCGCAATGGCGTTCTGCAAGCAATCTGGCATCACTTTCCGTGTTATAACTGAAGATGACTTGTTTTACAACGGAAGTCGTAAGTAATAAATACTGCTATTATTGGATAATAGTATGACAAAAAAACTTAGCGAACTTTTTGAGTTACCGCCTGTAGATGACAAAATCAATGAAGATTTAGTTGAGTCTGCACAGGTTCAAGACATAACACAAGAAGCGTACAACACATTAGAAAAGATTGAAAACGCATTACCACAAGTGCGAGGCTTAGAAGCCAGTGACACTGAGATGGATAATCTAGCACAAATGGCCACTGAAAGTTATAAAGACCTAATGGATTTAGGTATGCAAGTTGATTCTAGATTTGCCAGTGAGATATTCAACTCAGCAAGCAGTATGTTGGGACATGCAATAACAGCTAAAACAGCTAAAATTAACAAGAAATTAAAGATGTTAGATTTGCAGTTAAAGAAAGCAAGTCTGGATCAAAAGATGCAATCTAAGACCGAAGAGATAGAAAATACTCCATTGGGTGAGGGTAGTTTAGTAGACAGAAATGAATTACTGAAAACTATTTTGGCTAACAAAAAATCATAAGATTGATAAATATATAATAGGAATAACAAAATGAAAAGCCTTCGTCACTACTTAACAGAATCAGCTAGAACATACAATTATACTATCAAAATCTTAGGTGATTGTGATAGCAAATTCTTTGATATGTTTAAGCACAATCTAAGCAAATTCGATCCAGTAAAAATCGAAGAACCAAAGACAACTCCAATTCAAAAGAATCCATTTGGATTCCCTGAAGCTGAAAATGATTCAGTTTCTATTATGAAAGTTGAATTCAGATATCCTGCAACCGAACCTATGATTCAACAATGTGCTCAAGCATGTGGTTGCCAAATCAATAGAGTAAGAGTAGTGACAACTGATTTTAATGATAGCATCAATGCTGAGAGTGAAGGTTATGCTAATGAAGGCGAACCATTATTGTTAAAGCCTGAATTAGAAGATAACGGTAAAGAAGCAAGTAAAGAGTATGCAGAGCAATACTTGGATCGTGTAATACCAAAGAAATCAAGTATTGATATCCCATACGCAGCAAAAGCGACACCAACAGCTCCTAACAAAAGCAAAGACGGTATTCAAACTAAGAGTCCTATGACAAAAATGACTCGTCCTGAATTACCAGTAACTGGTGGTAAAGGATTTAGTAAAAATGGTTGATTTCACAGCTAAACAATTAAGTTGGATCGTCATCAGTGCATGTGGTATTGGTGGAGGTGGCTACCTAACAATGGATAGCAAGATTAAAGAAGTTGACAATAAGTTAACAATCAATAGCGTAAGACAAGAAGCAATGAATGATAAAGTTGCTGAGATCTCCAAACAGCTTGCCCGCATTGAAGATAAATTAGATAAGAGAAAATAAGGAAATACTATGGATTTCAGAAGCCTATTACAATCAATGACTGCCCTTTCTGAAGCAGAAGGTAAAGTTCATAAGGGTACTTATGGTACTAGTCATGGCAAAGAAGATGTTCGTGACCAATATGGACATAAAGTCGGTAAAGTAGATAAAGAAGCCGGTGATAAGAAAGATGCTCCTAAAAAAGGTCGTGGTCGTCCTAAGAAAGGCGCTGATGATTCTGGTGAAGTAAAAACATATGACACTAAGACATTAGGTTCAGTATTCGGTGGTGGCCAAAAGCCAAAGAAAGAAGTTGGTAAAGTATCTAAGAAGCATTCATTAAAAGAATACATTGAAGAAGCTGAAAAAGCTATTAATGAACAAACTGATTATGCTGACGGTATGTATAGAGATGATAGTTACTCTCATATGGATCCAAAAGACTCATTAGATTTTACTCAAGTTGATACTTCGTCAGGAGTGTTAGCCAACATAAGAATGATGTATAAGTGGGCTCAAATGGGTTATGACACATCTGATTACATAGAGTCATTGCAAGATTTGGAACAGTCAGTAGTCAAGGGCGGTGACCCACGAGTACAAAAACCTTATAAATTCATAATGGACAAAGCCCGTGCAGGTGAACTCAAAGATCCTAAAATGGTTATGCAGGTTATGGATCAAGCCAGTAAAATGATGGGATATGGTAACATTGCTCAAGACACTCGTGAAGGTGTAGAAGAAGGTGATCAAATCGAAATCAAGCCAGCTAGTCAAACACAAACACAAGTTATTCAACAAGGCAACAAGACACTAGGGACAGTTACCAATCCACAACTAGCACAACAGATTAAACAATCTATTGGCAAGGGTGAAATGACTTTGAATCCTGATGAAGAAATGACAGAAGGTGCTGTTGAAGAATCAGGTTTACAAGCATACTTAGGTAACAAGAAGTATGGCAAAGAAGGCATGGATGCATTACGCAAAGCAGGTCGTGATGGAGCAAGCAAAGAAAAGATGGCAAACATCCGTGCTAAGTATGATAAGATTGATGAATCAATTTCGTTATCTGAAAGCCCAGCAACATTGCAACATATCATCAATAGATATAAGAACGAAGTTAAGCGTTTCATTAACGGAGACGAATTAGATAACGACTTATATGATGCATTGTATGATTATTATGCTGATGCAGGCGAAATGCCATACGGTACAGCAAAAGGCCGTACAGGTGATCCATTCGAATGGATTACACAGCGTTTCGACCAAGATGTACATAATTATGTAGTTGATGAAAGTACAGCAAGAGACTTTACACAACATGCATTGAAAGAGCCTACTAGTTCTTTCACAGAGCCAGGTAGTCCAATGGCAGTGCCAAAAGGTACTCCTACAAAATTAAATCGTCCAGTACAGGATCCTACTCCATGGAGTGTTGATCCTATCAACGCCGCAACAGATAGAGCAATTAACTTTATCTCTGGATTAGGCAAAAAAGAAAATAAATTTGAAGGTAAAACTATGAAAGATATTCAATTAGAAAGTTGGGAAAGCCAACTAAACAATTTATTAAAAGAGGGTATCACAGTATCTTCAAGTCAAGGCCAACAAGGCGCACCTGATTCAGTAAGCATCACTGCTACTGATAATGATGCACAAACTTTGATGGGTGTATTGCGTAATGCAGGTATCGGTGGTTTCGGTGCTGGTGAAGAAAAGCCAGAAATCGGGTACGGTGTATCTAGTCAAGGTGAAGAAGAATTCGATGGTACAGGTACAGAGCCTCAGCCAAGTCCTGATGTAGTAGGTGACGGTGATGACATGCTATCTATGTTGAAGAAAATGGCAGGCATCGGTAATGACGCAGAAGTTGTCGCAGTAAGCACTGATGGTGAACATGGTCACGACTACGAAGATGAAGAGGGCGAAGAACAAACTTTAGAGCCAGCAGATTCAGGTGATGACGATGGTAAAGAAGAATTAACTGGTTCTGAAGATGGTTCAGAAGAAGAAAAAACTGACGAAGGTAATAAGTTCACAGGTAACTTAGCTAAAGCTCGTGCAGCCGGTAAATCTGAAGCTGACTTAGACGGCGACGGCGACATGGAAAAAGTCAAAGAAGAAGAAATGGAAGAAGGTAACAAGTTTACTGGTAATCTAGCTAAGGCCCGTGCTGCTGGTAAATCTGAAGCTGATTTAGATGGTGACGGTGATATGGAAAAAGTCCGTGAAGGTGAAGATACTTGCATGGAATGCGGTGGTTCAATGTATGAAGGTCATTCATGCGCTGGACATGAGCAAGTAGAAGAAAACTTTGCTAATGACGCAGGCGGAAATGCAATGGCTGACACAGAACTAATGAAGTTAAAGGCTTTATTGTCAATGGGTAACGACTTACATAAAATGAAGTCTAGCCAAGCTATCGGTAATCCAATCAGAGTTGCAGAAGCATCTGATACAATCAACGATTGGAAAAAGTTAAGCGGAATCTAATAATAAAAATCCGCATTTTAAATAGCTCACTTCGGTGGGCTATTTTTTTGGGAATCACTAACGATAAATACATAATAAGGTGAGACAACTATGGCACAACAGAATATTGACTTTGGCTCGTTTCCAGATGATCCATCAGCGGATCCGATAAGAACGGCGTTTGAAAAAGTTCAAGATAATTTTACAGATTTATATACTACTACCCTAACCGCTAACGTTAACTCCGTTACAGCTGGTGCTGGACTACGAGAACTTAATAATAGAATTAGAGGTGACTTGACTCTAATTAGTAACATACCTAATATCACTATCAATACGACAGATAGCTTATATGTAGGTGTTACTACTGTGGGTAGTTCAAATACTGCAACAATATCTACTTACTCTACCCCATTCGTTATTGGTCTCGCCGCAAATATTCAAACAACAAACGCTACATTTACTAATACTATCACAGGTAATCTGACTGTTTCAGCAAATGTTACAAGCAATCTATTACCTAACGCTAACGTCACATATAACTTTGGTTCAACTTCACAAGCATGGAAAAATGTCTATGCTAATAACGCTGTATTCTACTCTAATATCACTGTGGGTAATATAGATGCAGGTAATCTAGTAGACGCTAATTACTTCACTGGTACATTAACTACTGCGGCTCAACCTAATATCACTTCAGTAGGTACACTAACAAGTTTAACTGTATCCGGTAACGCAAATACAGGTAATCTCACAGTCACAGGAACATCAAATGTTTCAGGTAACTCAACTGTAGGCGGAAGATTAACTGTCACTGGTAATATCACAACAAGTGGTAATATCTCAGCAGTAAAAGTAACAGCAAGCGATTCAATCGTTACTGACTTAGGTACATTCTCTGATGTTGATTTGTCTGGTAATATCACTTGGGGACTAATAGGATCTAAGATTTATACTGATGGCAGTTACAACTCATTAGAATTATATAACGGTGTTGCTTGGGTAGAATTAAACTACTCTAATAGTCAATTTGTTTATGCTGATGCACAAGGTGTAGGTATTCAAACTAATGCTTTGGGTACAATGAAAGAATGGACTTTTAATAAAGCAGGCAATTTCACTGCTCCAGGATCAATTTCTGCAACAAACTTAACTGGTTCAGGCAACCTTACAATTTCTGGTACAGCAGCCGTCACAGGAAATGTATCTGCAGGTAACATCACAGTTAACAGAGTTACAGCTTCTGGCAATGTGTCTGGTGCTAACTTAAGTACATCAGGTAATTTAACTGTCGTTAATGTTACTGCTTCTGGAAATGTAACAGGAGCTAACTTAATCACAGCCGGTAACTTAGAAGTACAAAAAATTACCGCATCAGGCAATATCACTGGTGATAATTTAATTACTACAGGTGACTTATCAGTAGTAGATGTTGCTGCCTCAGGTAATGTATCAATAACAAAAAATGCAACTGTTTCAGAAACTTTAACTGCGTTATATGGTAACATCACTAATAGTTTAAATGTTGTTGGCACATTATCCGCAGGTAATATCACAGTCAATAGTGTTACTGGTACAGGAAACTTATCCGGTTCTAATCTAATAGCATCTGCCGCTATCATCGCTACAGGTAATATCTCTGGTGCTAGAATTACTGGCTCAGGTAATATTACTGGTTCTAACCTAGTCACTTCAGGTATGGTTACTGCTACTGGCAATGTCTCTGGAGATAATTTATTTGCGTCAGGAAATATTACAGGTGATGTAGATTTGTATGTCACTGGTAACATCTCAGGTGGTAACATCTCAACTATTGGCGGATTTGATGTTACTGGTGTAGGAACATTTGGTGGCATAGTATCAGGTGATATTACTTCATCCGGTAACATAATCGCTACAAAAGTTACTGCTAATTTAGTTGGTACAACAGTTATAGTATCAGGAGCAGTATCTGCAGGAAACCTAACAACATCAGGAAACCTAACAGTTAACTCAGTAAATGCTTTGGGTAATATCAATACTACTGGTGTAACATCTTCCGGAGCTATTACTGCCACAAGATTAACAACATCAGGCAATGTCACTGGTGGCAATTTAGTTACTACTGGATTAGTATCTAGTGGTAATATTACTGTTAGTGGTAATATCAATGTCACTGGAACTACAACAGTTACTAATATATCAGCTTCCGGCAATATTGCAGTTACCGGTAATATTACCGTTGACAAAATTACTGCTACTCATTTAGCCGGAGACGGATCTAATATCACTAACATTTATGGTAATGTTATTTCAGGTGAAGTGCAATTTGCACAAACTGCGGCTAGTGCAGATTATGCGGCAGCTGCAAATAAAGCAATCACTGTTACTGCTAATGCTCAGCCTAATATTAATAGTGTTGGTATATTAACATCATTAACTACTATCGGTAATATAAGTACTAGTGGTAATGTTATTGCAAGCAAATACTTAGTTTCAAGTGTCAGCCCATCAATTACTGCTGCCGGTTCTACTGTATTAAGTGCAGTTCCGTTACCTAGTCAGGTGAATTTGGTAACAGCAGTTACTTCACCGACATTAAATAGTGTTAAGTTACCTCCAGCAGTAGCAGGATTAACAGTAACAGTAGTTAATTTGACTTCACAGAGTATTAAGTTATTCCCGTACAACAGTCAAAATTTCAGAGGGCAACTGGCTAACATTGAAGTAACAATCACTTCAGCAAATAACGCACAATGCATAGCTATTTCAGATACTGAATGGTATATTTTATAAGGAAGAAAAATGAAAGTAACACTTGAACTATTACAAAAGATTTGTCCAAAGACTAAAGCATCAGTCTTAGAACAATATGTGCAACCATTACATGATGTTGCAGAATACTATGACATGTATGATAATCCTCATCGTATTGCAGGATTTTTAGCACAAATCGCACATGAATCAGGTGGTTTTAACTTTGTAAAAGAAAACTTGAATTACGGTGCTAAAGGATTGATGACTACTTTTAAGAAGTATTTCCCAACAGAAGAACTGGCAAAACAATATGAAAGACAACCTGAAAAAATTGCTAATCGTGTCTACGCTAATCGCATGGCTAATGGTCCTGAAGAATCAGGTGATGGATATCGTTTCTGCGGTCGTGGACTTATTCAATTGACCGGTCGTGCTAACTATACAAAATTTGCAGAAGATTTAGGTATAACAATTGAAGAAACAGTAGCATACTTAGAAACACCCGCAGGTGCAGTAAGTTCAGCAGGTTGGTTCTGGGATAATAACAACTTGAATCAATATTGCGACAAAGATGATTTCGTTACATTAACTAAACGAATCAATGGTGGAACAATCGGATTAGAAGATAGAAAACATCACTATCATTTAGCATTGGATCTACTACAACATCAAGGGTAAGTATGGCAATAATTAATTGGGAATCACCAGAGGGAGACCTAGGGACTTTTACCACTTCGCAGGTATTGTCTCTACAACTATGGGCCTATTCTGATGACCCAACTTCAGTAATAAAATTTAAATTACTAAGTGGTAATTTTCCTACAGGTATAATCACTGATCCTGTACAAATATCAAGCGACGGTATCATAACAGGTACCCTCGATGATGTGACTACCCAAACAGTAAGTTCATTTACTATCCGCGCTTATGACCAATATGGTTCATTAAGAGATAGAACATTTAGTATGACTGTTGTTAATTATACAGTCCCATCATTCGTTCAATCAACTGGTGAATTACTATCAACTACAGATAGCGTATATATTTCATATCAGGTACAATATATAAACCCTATAGAATCTGAAACGATATCTATAATTCTTACAAGCGGTAGCTTGCCTACAGGATTAACTATAAACTCAACTGGATTAATCACTGGATACGCCGCACCACCAACAACAGTTACTGGTATCCCCATCACAAAAACTTATCAATTTACTTTAGAAATTTCAAGTAGGTTAGGTAAAAGCACAGGTGCGTATTCTATCGTTGTAGCTAATCATCAATTAAATCATGGATCAAATACTAGAATACCTGTTATACTCAACAGTAAGCCTAGATTCAATCCTATACCAGACTCTGATGAATATTACGATTATTATATAGGGTCAGATAA